GGTACAACCGATACTTCGTCTAAGACTACCAACGAATTTGCCAAACAACTACTCATATCCATAAGAACTCAGTTACAAAGAACTTTTGTGAGAGCATACTGTTATTTTTCGCCTTAAGGTTTGCGTGTTTCTACTGCTCAAATGTCTTACTGCCTTACCAGTAGCAAGTGCGACTTGCTCATCTGCGTATTAACAATCCAATATGCTCACAAAAGCTCTCTGCTTTTGAGTTAGTATTCTTGCCCTACGTTTTTTATTGTGGTGGCTCTCCACTTACTCGGTTGTTTTGAGTTACCTGAGTAGAAGTAACTTATATATATAAGAATACAATCTTAGATTATAAATTCAATTTTATTTTAGAAATTTTTTTAAAAATACTACACATAATCTTAGATTATGCTATAGGACTACAAGTTAATTATTGCTATCTCAGGATTATCGTCGGGTATTTCAGGTGCGGTAATTCTATCTAGTAATAACACCATTGCTATACAAGCGTCAATCTTTCTCTTACTTCTACCTTTAGACAATCTCCAACCCATATCGGTTACACGTTGTGCAGCTGACATTACTTGGTCGGTAAACTGCGGGTCGTTATCGTGTCTTACTCTTGCGTTAGCAATTAACTCATAAGCGTTACCGCAAGCAGGTATCATTCGTGAATGTGTCTGTGGGAAGTTAACCATCGGTATACCTCTGTCCATAAGTATCTGCGCACTTCTTTCGAAAAAAGCGGGGTCATACGCACATTCCATAATTTTGTACTTTGTTGCAAGTTCTATAATAAATGCTTCTATTTCCTGTATGTCTAATGCGTCTTCGTTGTTTGGTGTCCATATTTTAGATTTAACTCTTACAATCCCGTTTTCATCTTTTTGTCCATAGACAACAGCACACGTATCGTGACGTAAAGCCATATCGATACCTACAAAAGTTTCTTCGCCTACAATAAGCTCTAAATCTTCATCTAAACAACTATCCCATTGTTCTGCACTTATCCAACTCTCCTCATCTAGCCTTGACCATTGATTTAGGTGATAACGTTGAAATTCGTTTAGTGGTAATGATTTTCTTCTTCTTCTAAGGTTTTCTACTGGCCACCAATCGTTTTCAATAGCAGGATTGACTTTTTTCCAAATTTCTTCATCTTCAGGGTCATCAGTATCTTTAGCGCCGTACCACTTGTAGTAAAATTCAGGGTCATCTGACTTGCCTGCTTCTTTAAGCTCGCCACGTTGGTACAATCTACCCATTAAGCTATCTAAGTCGTGTCCTGCTGTTGAAATGTTAATCACAATGCCATCACGACGTTTAGCGGTGTTGTTAGCTAATACATAATGCACTCTCTCTAGGTTAATGTTGTTAAACTCATGCACCTCATCGAAAATGCTACAACTGTTACGACCACCATCTGCTGTACCCGCTTTTGCTGCTATTCGGTATGCTCTACCACTCCCCTCTTTAACTTGTATCTCATTTTGGAACGTTTCTACCATATTTCCGAGTATTGGGCTTTCATCGCACATAGTTTTCATAGTTCCGAACACTAAGTTAGCTTGTTCGTATGAAGCAGCTGCTACAGCAACAAGTGGTGACACAACTCCTGACCCAAGTAGCTCATATAGCCCGATTGCGCTAATAAGAGCAGATTTTCCGTTACCTTTAGGTAATCCGATTAACGCTTCTCTGTATTTTCTAGTTCCCTGGTCATTTAGTTCATACAATTCGTAAATCATCGCTTTTTGCCAATTATCTAGTTTAAACGGTTGTCCATAGAAGTCACCCTCTCCGTGTACAACAAAGTTCTCTATAAACTTCACTACTCTGTCTCCAGTTGTTTCAGGTAAAATAATCATTCTTGTGTTGGGTCATACATTGTGTAAAACAAGGTAAGTTCTTCTAGTGGTTCTATATTTTCTGTTACTAATAAATATCTAAATCCCTGTACTTCTTTTAATTCGCAGTTAGGTGTTTCACTATGATTGATAAATCCACCAAGTGGTGTTCTGTAAAGTTTCTTTGTTACCTTATCTTCAAAATGCGTTACACCTAGCAGTGTTTTTTTTCTTATAGGTTTTACAGCAAATAATCCAAGTCCATCAATTTTACTTGGTTTAATCGTTAGATACTTTGGTAGTGGTCTGTAACTCATATATCGCCTCTGTTGCAACTGTAGCAAAGCCCTGTATTGCCATCGAGCATAGTTACTGCGTCACAAGTTTTACAGGTATACGCTTCTTTAGTTTTACTCATTCTTCTTCTTCGCAGTTAGCACAGACAAACTTGCTTTCGTCTTTATCGTAAAAAAGACAGTAGCATTTATAACAAGTTAATATATATTCTACATTATCCATTTAGACACCTCGCACAAATTGTTCTACCGTTAGCATACCAGTAATCATTGCAAATAGTACAAGGTTCTAAATAATCTTTAGCCTTGTTATCAATCATTCTTCTTCAAGCATTAGCAACCTAGGGTCAGCAAGAGCTTCTTTGTCAGGTTGTTGTAATAATTGTTGTAACTGATGAAATCCCATTTGACTTTCTCCATACGCAATTCCGAGCCTCTGACGACTAAGTGGCGTTAATCCTAATTCTTGTTCTAGCTTTAAGATTTTCTCCTCTAGCTTTAGCGTTAGTGTTATTAACGGATTGATTGTTGGTTGCCCAGTACTACCAATGCTAAGCAGTCCATTGTTACCTGCTGCACGGATTGCTCTGTTTGCTCTTTCTGCTTCATCGTAATATTGGAATAATCTAAAAAATGCAGGGAAGTCAACAGTTTGTGCAGTAGAAGCTAGTTCACTATCCCAATAGACTTTCCAATGTCTTTGAGTAACCTGTAACCACTTGACATTAGGCTTTGGCGTTTCAAATGTTTTACCGCCTTGTATTACATTCAATGAATTATCCCTATGCCCTACTAGGTCATCTTTTTGTTTTGGTATGCGTCCACGTTTTCCCATATTACTTATATCTTAATACATAATTAATAGTTGTTGGGGTTTTTACATAAAACACTATATAAAAACTTATTTAGTACCTAAAACACCTATAAAACAACACGTTTTTAAAAAAAACATCAACAAAATTAGGCTTAAATTTGAGCGAAAAAAAAGAAAGT